ATTTAGTTGTGTTAGCCAGTCTACTTACAGCAATATGATGCCATGTATTTGCAGATAATGTTCCACCTGTAATTCGCGTTACGTCTGCTACATTAAATTTAAGTGTAGTACCGTCAATCAATAATGTTGGAGTAATGTCTGATGCTAGTCCTGCACGTAAATCAAATACTGTTTGTACTCCACTTACTGCACTCAATCTAATAAAACATTCTAATGTAAAGTCGCCTGTACCAAATCCAAAGTCGTCATTGGCGCTCATACTTATATAGTCACCAGTTCCGTCTAATAGTAAACTAGCACTACCAAACTTCTTTTGTGCGGTACTTAGCTGTGCATTACCAACTGCACTTTGATTCTTTGCTTGGCGTGTTGTAACCTCAGATACGCCTGCAAGTTTTCCAGCTATATAAAACTTACCGTCTGCGTCTTTACTAGCAATTGTTCCTGTACCTAGTACACTACTTCCGTCGATACTTTTTAAAGTAAACGTTTCGGCTGCCGCAAATGATCCTGTTAATCCGTTTACTCTTATTGCAGTTCTACCTGCATTTTTTAAGCCTGCTGATCCATCAACTGCATATAATCCTTTTGAAGCAAAGTAAGTAAACGAGTTTAACCATTCAACTCGTGTTCCGTTAGTTATTGAAAGTCCGTTAACACCCGGAGTAATAAATGTTACTGCATGAAATAAACAGCCTGCTTCTTTACTAGTTGCGTGTGCTACTTGTCCGTCTAAGTATGCTCCGCAACCTGCATCTCCTTGATCAAATCCTCTAGGATCGCCTGAGCTAACAACTGACCCTGCTGTTATTACACTTACATTTCTAATATAAGGGCTTCTAGAAGTTACTGTAATATTAGTTGCAAATTTAAATGCGTAACCTTCGTTTGCGCCGCTATTGAAAAAGAAGTCTTTAACAGTTAAATCTTCAACAGTAACTTCGCCATTGAGTAAAAATGCATCATTGTTATTAGTGCCCACTGTAGGTGTAATATTAACAGTACGCATACTGTGGCCTTTAACAGTTACACCTGCTGGAATAGTCATAGGAAATACTTCTACATAATCTCCTGGATATATATGAATTGTATCACCGGCTGTTGCAAGTGTTAATGCCTTTGTTATTGTAAGTACCGGGTTGTTTTGATGCAGACCTGCGTTTGAATCATTGCCACCCTTTGCTACATAATAAATGTTATCGTGTGTTAATCCTAAATTAACATTTCCAACATTTAATGTAGTTGAATTGATATTAGTAGCAGTAACCGTAGTTGCCCAAACGTTATCCCACCGCTTTGCTGTGCTACCTAAATTGTATGTGTTGTTTGCATCTGGAATAACATCACTAGCTATTTCAGCGTTAATAGTAATGTTATCAGTATTTGCATCACCTAATGTAATGTTGCCGTTTGCTGTAATATTACCAGTTGCATGTAAGTTACCAGTTACATTTGTGTTAGCTAATAGCTCAATGGTTCCTGTGCCGTTTGCATCAATTTCTAAATTAGCATTAGACTCGTTTGTAGAAATAGTATTTCCTACAAGAGTCATCGAATCAATAGTTAATCTGTTTTGATATATAACTTCGTCAGCAGTACCTAATAATAAGTTGCCGTTAGGGTTAGTAATTGAATTGCCGCTGAGTTGAATTGTACCAACTGTTAGTGTTCCGGATGCCCTTAGATTAGTAGCGTTAAGTGTTCCTGCTACGTCTAAATCATATTGAGGAGTTGCTGTGTTAACACCAATGCGACTGTTGTTAACATCTAGATATAATAAGTCCGTCTCAAATGCTAAGTCTACCCCGTTTCGAACGAGATTTGACTTTAAGAGCGGACCGGATATGCGACCTACAGCCATCTTAACTCCTTAATACGGGGATCCTGTCCCTCTAGCCACCTTACGTTGCGGGCTAACCACAGTCTGATAACAACGATACATTTTAGGTCATATCTTTGTTATATAATGTATTTATGTGATTGTAGAATTTGTGGCTACTAGCCAAATATGATAGTGTAAGTGTTTAACAAATCTTCCATATCACTTAATGATGCCGCACCGCCGCTTCCAACGGCTGTTGTCCAGGACACACCGGTAAACACTTCTAAGTAAGAAAGCTCAGTATTATATCGAGTATGTCCTCGTTCTGGTGATGGTTCTCTTTGAGCTGATGTACCAGACGGAAATACCATTCCTTTGTTATCTGTAAATTTTGCATAGCCAGTCCCAGAGGCGTTATCAAAAGTAACTGCACCGCCATTATCAGCAATAAATTTATTATCCTGAGCATGAAAGTCTCCAAACGTAACTCTAGCATGTCTAGCATCTAGTGTAAGATTTGTGTCTGTTCCAGTAACAGTAATATTGTTGTCTGATAGGGTTATTCCACTAAGTTCAACTTTGTTAAATTCAGTTTTATTATTACTAGTAAATTTAGAAACAATTGATCCGTTTACTTTAAAATTTAAGTCATTGCTAATACCAAGTGTTGATAGTTCTATTCCTGTGTTAAGGTCATCTGACAATAATGCACTACTCAATACCCGACTAGTAGTTGGTCCGTATCCTACTACTTGATTTACACTAGTGTTATATCTAATCGAACCAATTGTTTGTGATGCATTTTCTTGTGCAGTTGTACCCTTTGGAACTATCATTGACCCTGTTGTATTAATAGTTAGTACATCAGCTGGATCTAATTGTAAGTTGCCACTTGTGTTTGTAAAAACATTAGTTCCAAACGTTAGTCCATTATAATCAACAGTTCCGGTGCCATTTGCATTAAGTTCTAAGTTGCTGTTACTAACCGTTGTTTCTATAAAGTTATCATTAATTTGTATGTTGCCAAGTACTTCAAGTGATCCTAAATCTACATCATTTTGTATATTAATGTTTGCCGCATATAGCTTGCCTGTTACTGTAATTCCGTTAGTTATCTCAACGTCTTCGTGCATTCTAACAGTGCCAGTACCGCTTGCACGTAACTCTAAATTAACATCGGTTGCTGTAGTTTTAATCGTGTTGCCACTTATTCTTACGTTATCAATTTGTACTGGAATTCCTGCACTACTTGTATTCAAACTAGATACTGTAAGATTTACAGTATCAAAATCATTTGCAACAGATACAACACCAATAGTAGTTACACCATTAACAGTTAATCCGTTTTCAATAGTAACGTTGTCATTAAAGTTAACTACGCCAGTACCGTTTGCTCTAAGTTCTAAATTGGCATTTGAATCTTTTGTACTAATTACATTACCGCTTAAAGATATGCCTTCAAATATACTGCTACCAACACCTGTAATCCCAGTAGCAGTTATATTATTTGCAGTAAGTGTATTAGTTACTGTAGTCGATTGTAATGAAGTTTCTTTAGTTGTTGTTAAGTTATTACTAACAATAAAGTTTTCTTTAATCTTTACATTGCCTGTTCCAGTACCGCTTAATGTAAGATCACTGTTGCTTGAAGTTGTAGAAATCTTGTTGCCACTAAGCATAATATCTTCAAATATAATTTGCTTATTTGTCGAGTTTAATGTTTGTACTATTAAGTTGTTAGCGCCTAAATTGTTTGTTGATGTTGTAGCAACATTACTAGTTGTTGGTGTTATTACATCGCCTGCTAGTTCGACGTTATTTTTAAATCTAACACTGCCAGTTCCAGATGCCCTAAGCTCTAAGTCACTATTACTAGTAGTAGTTGATATCATGTTATCAGCAATAGCTACATTTTCTATAACAGCATCACCTGTGAGTGTAATGTTTTGTGAAAGGAATTCCTCTGCAATAACTGCATCGAGACCAGATACGTTTACTAAACTAAAACTAGCAACAGGTGCTATTAAGTCTCGGCCTAATACTAAATCTGCTAATACTCTAACTGTACCAGTGCCTGCTGGAACAATTTGTAAATTAGAACTAGCCGAAGTGCCTTGTAAAACATTTCCAGTAAATGACACATTATCAATTGCAACAAATCCTTGTGCAGTTAATGTAGGTGCTGTTGTTGCTAGTAACGTTGCATTATTACTTGTAATATTATTAGCAACAGATACGTTACCAGTTACTCCGGCAGTACTTGAAAATGTGTTTGTTGCTCCGGTAGTTTGAGTAAAGGTATTATAAAATCTAGCAGGTCCTACAATAGATACCGTGCCACTACCTGCGGCTTCTAGCTCTAATCCTGCGTTTGATAACGTAGTGGAAATACTATTTCCTGTTAGGTCAATAGTAGTAAGTACTGCATTGTGCCCTGTTACTTTATCCCAGCGTTTAGCACTGCTACCAATTGTATAACTGTTTAAATTAGGAATTAAATTACCTTCAATGTCTGCATTAAAGTCAATCGTATCAGTGTCTGCATTTCCTAGTCTAATTAGTGTGCCGCCTAGTGTAACATTACCTGTTACGTTTAAATTGCCCTGCGCTATAGTATTACTAGTAAACGCAATATCGTCTGCATTTGCATCTAATTTTAAAGTGCCTACAATTGATTCCATTGTAGATCCTGAGAATCTAATAAAATCTGTTTCTACTTTTTCGCCTCTTAAACTAACAGATTGTCCGCCTGTCGATACTGATAATTTCTCAACACCACTAAAGTCAAAGTTAGTAGAATCAATTACAGTTTCTCCTGTCTCCTGATTTACTATTAAAGCAGATCCTACTCGATAAGTGCCGTCTTGGTCCATTGACGTAAATAATATATTAGCACTATTTAATTCAGTAACTTCGTTTGCAGGTACAACTAATGTCTTATCGTTACTTGTGTCTTTGCCAGTACCAATATATCCAAAGTTATGATTTACTAAGTAGATTAAATTACTTGCGCCGTCAGCTTCGATACCTTTAGTGCCGTATACATTTGCACTACCAATACATCGTATTTCTGCGCCAAACTTTACACCTTGTCCTGCTTGCCCAGTAGACCCTTGTTCAGCTTTAATTCCAATTGATGCAAAGTAAGCAAACGAATTTAACCATTCAATCCTTACACCGTTTCTTGCTGTTAATCCTTGTTGTCCTGGAGTAATAAATGTTGCCGCATGGAATAACATACCTGCTTCTTTAGATACTGTTGTAACACTTGCTCCGTCAACTAACGCTCCGCGTCCTGCATCTCCTTGATCAAACCCTCTAGGATCTCCTGCACTTGTTACACTACCTTTAGTAATAACTGTACAGTTTCTAATATAAGGACTTCGTGATGTTACTACAGAACTTGCTTTATATCTAAATCCATAACCAGTATCAGCACCACTATTATAATAGAAGTCTTTAACAGTTAAGTTTTCAATAGTCACTTCACCGTTAACTAAAAATGCATCATTAGACTCAGTTGCTCCAGTTGGTGTAATAATAACATTGCGCATATCTTGTCCAGTTATTGTTACATTTACTGGTACAGTTAAAGGAAACGTTTCTACATAAGTTCCTGGAGATATGTGTATAGTATCGCCCGAGGATACTAATGTTAATGCCTTTGTTAATGTTAATACAGGATCTAATTGATGGTCGCCTGTAAATGTGTTGTTACCATTTTTAGCAACATAGTATATATTACCTTGTCTGTTAGTAATGTTAACACCGTTAACTATTGCTGTAGTTCCGGTAATATCAGTTGCTGTTACATCGTCTGCCCAAACGTTTGCCCAGCGTCTACTAGTACTGCCTAAATTATATGTTGCTGTTACATCTGGAATAACATCACTTACAAGCTCTCCTGTAAATGTTAAATCGTCATCGCCGTCGTTACCAATTGTAATTGATCCGTCTGAAGTTATAGTTCCACTAGCTTGAATATTACCAGTAACATTTGTGTTTGTTAGAAACTCAATAGTTCCAGAAGCGTTTGGATCAAATTCTATACTTGCGTTACTTAGGTAACTGTATATTTTGTTGTCGCGAAGTAATAGTTGATCAGTGCCTATACCAGTTGCAACTACTCCAGTACTCCCTGAAAGTGTTATTGCTCCGCTTAATGCTGTAAATCCTGTAGGTCTAAATTGTAAGTTTCCAATAGCAACAGTAGTTTGTGACCGTAAGTTTGTAGCACTTGCTGTGCCAGTAATAGATAAATCTTGTGACGGGGCAGTTGTGTTGACACCAATTTTGTTATTAACTACGTCAAGTTTAAGAACAGGAGTACTAGCACTTAAATTTCTAAAATCTAAGTTAACATTTTGTCTTAGAAGATCGTCCTCTAAGACTTGCCCGCTTATTCTTCCTAATTGACTCATATCTATCCCTTACTTGTTACAGTATTTAGTCGTAAAAAAAGGCACACTCGGTGCCTTTCATTATATACATTTAAATGTATTTTTTAGTTTTCGACATACTTAATACGTGCCGCGCCGTTACCGCCTCGGTGTCCACTATCTCTAACTCCTGGACACGGTATGGCTGCTGGGCCGCCTGCACCGTAAGGAACATACTGGGTACAACCGTTCATCTGGTAGCAACCACATGATCTGTTACCCATCCAACACGAACCGTGATACACGCCCTTGTCTGGATTTTTGCTCATTGCATTGAGTGCATTTACATACTGGTGAATTCCTTGTCCTGACCAGTTAGAGTAAGGATTGTCTGTTTCGATAGCGTATGTTACAGTTCCGCCTTCTTTAGAAAACATGTTTGCTGGTAGTGCCGCATGGTAATAGAACATACATAAACAAGTGACATAACAGCCTAAGAAACTTGCACAACTAATACGTCCACAGCAATTAACATCGCCGTTGTACGCACACGCAATGTGTCCGCCATCGTACATACATACTAGACCGCAGTTTGGACCTGTGTTTGTCGCGCAATATCCGTTAGCACGTAAGCAACAATACAGTGATGGTGTTGTTGAGCAAAAAGAAGTTCCGCTTCTGCCGCCTTGCGCACACAAACAACCGTTTGTACTTGAGCTAAACCAACACATTGCTGAGTTTGAACTACATCCTCTGTTACAAAGACCGTCTGCATTACCGCACGATTTACCAAGACAGCCGCATGTATAATTTCCGCTTGTTACGTTGAATGATTTATTAGTATAAGCTCCTGCGTTGCCTGGTAAGCCTCCGCCACAGCAACACATCTTGCTGCCACTACCGCCTGCTCCCCAAAGCTCTGCTAATACTGTTCCGTTTCCTGGAGCAATCCAACAATAACCGTTGCACAAGCAAGTATACATCTGCCCATTGTCAAACGACCATATTTTACCTTTTTCTAGGTTGACTTCAGCGGCACTGAAGTTCTTGCTACCTAGTAATGTCTTTAACGATGCCATGCACGTATCTCCTTACAATTATTTATCAAAGTTATGAATCACAGTGATTGGCTTACCTGCCGGGGGCGCCGATGAAAATCTAATATACCAACCTGCGGCTTTCCCAGCTGGGTTTTGAATTAGTGAATAGTTTGTTCCTGAAATTTGAAATACTGACTCAACTAACACTAGCACGTTTTGTGCGGCAGTCGGAACAGGACTATCAATATCTCCATTAGCTAACGGACCAAAGTCTAGTTCACTTGCATCGCCTACGCCTAAATTCTGTTGTACAATATTTACAGGTTCTTGTCTTTTTAATCTTGCCCAAGTACCGTCTGCATAGGATTCATGGGCTTCGGTTTCTGTATTATATCTAATCATTCCATTAGCTGGAAATAGCGGTCGACTTGCAGTATTGCCCATTGGTACAACTACTGCTTGTTCACCACCTAGTTGAACAACTTGATTGATATCATACCTAATACCTTTAGCTTTGATATTTCGTACGCTAGTACTTTGTGCTTTGATTAATCTCATTTTTTACACTTCCAAGAAGCTTACTGTTGCGCTTAAATTAGTAGGTGATTGTGATATACATACAATCTTGTCACCTGCATCTAATACAATTTTTTCACTATCAAACGTAAACGTTTCGCCTGCTGGTAATGTAAGATCGTTAATAACCATATTAACAGCGCCTTTAGCCGCGCCACTTGCTATAAAGTGCATGTCAAACATTGTTTCACCATGCTCTAAGTGTAGCGGGTTAGTTGCGTCAGTGTTACATACCATTATTGTTAGCACTGCATATTGTTTTCCTGCTGGAACTAACAATATGTTTGTGTCTGTACTTGCTATTAGTGTGCTTGCTATTGCCATTATGTTTCCTTTTTAAAACAACATGCTCAACAAAAGAGCATTCTGTCTACTTATTATTTCGCCTGATTTTGAAGCACTGTGTTTGAAAAACAATCCAGTACCTCCTGCCGCAGGTGCTTTTACGTATACTTTAAGTCCGTCAAGTGGACTAGCTGGATCTGATCCTTGCAGTGTTAATGTAAAGTTGTCGTTAACTATAACTCCACCAGTTCCTTGTGATTCTAAAATTAAATCAGTATCTGACGCAGTAGTTGATAAAATATTATCTTGGAATCTAAAATCTTCAAATTCAACTCTGTTTCCAAAAATTTGTCCCTTGTTAGTATTATCTATCTGGAAGCTAACTACACTAGGTGCACCACTTACTTCTGTATCTCTAACTTCTACAAACGACTTACTTGCCGAGCCTTCCTCAATTCTTCTTTGAAAAGTACTTGTAAGTTGTGTTACAATAGTATCATCGACATATTTCTTGTTTGGAATATCATCGTCGTCGGTAATTTGTGTTTCGTAGTTGTTTGTACCAGTAACACTAATAACACCTGTGCCGGAGTTAATAAGATATAAATCTCCTCCGCCTGTTGATACACTATTAATACGCAAGCCTTGTAGTGTACCTGACGCATTAACTAATGTAAAGCCGCCAGTTATAGTTGTAGCACTAATTGGATCAGCCCAAGTAATAGTTTCATCAAACACAATCTTTGCATCAGAGTAACTACCCCTGTCTATCTGTATTCCTGATTGATTAAGTGTAATACCTGTACCTGATTCACCATCATTAAGTGTAATAATATTATCTTTTAAGTTCAGATCACTTGAACTAACTTGTGTGGTTCCTCCTAAGACTACTAAGTTTCCTGTGACAGTTGTAATACCAGAGTTTAAGCCAGTGTCTAGTGTAATGTTACCACCAGATTGTACTTTAACTTTATAGTCACTATTTGGAAGAGCTAAAATTTTAGAAGACATATATAATTCCTATTGCAGATATATGGGGGAAGTTACTCCCCCATTTTACTTTTACGATGTTATCGGTGTAACTCTCATAACTGATGTAGTTGAGTCGTTTTCAATAACCCAAGTATGTCGGTTGTTTGAATAGTCTCTAACTGATCTGTTGTAAAGTTTAGCAATTCTAATTGTACCGCCTGCCGCATCTTGTGAGTTAATTGACATTTCATTAGCGCCTAAAGCACCGTCTACTTTGTCAACTAGTGTACAAATGCCTACATTACCTGTACCTGTGCCTCCGACTGAAGTTTTAGTACCGGTTTTTAAATCGTTAACTAAAAACTTGTTTACTGATCGTTGTGCAATAATAAATCCTACTGCTGATTCTCCATTACCAGCTACTTGACAGTTAATAGTAATGTTTGTACCATCGGCTAAAGCGCCAAAGTATCTTTTGTTTAGTGGACGTCCCATTTTTTTCTCCTAATAAGTTACGTTCTAAGTAATACGCAGTGGGTCAGTTCTGCATAAGTCTATATAGTATAGCACGATTTGTGACACAAGTATTTATCATTAAAAGAAGCTAACGGAAATTAAGTCATAAAAAAACAGAGCCCGTAGGCCCTGTTTTTATTTTTAAAGCAAAGTTTAGCTAAAGCTAACGTTTGCAGATGTTATAGCAACATTCGCTAAGTAATCAGCGGCATTACCCAATGAAGATGCTGTGTTTGATAACTCAACATATCCATAACGAGTCATAAAGCTCACTACTGGTTCGAATGTAGATGGATCCATTACAACACCACTTGACATCAACGGGATGTATGGGCAGTAAAATGCTGGAGCATCTGATTCACTATTACCTTTGTAACCAACAAGCGCCATAGCGTTATCGGCTGCGTAAGTATCTACATATACACGCATTGCATTGTTCAATGTACCAACAAACTTAGTGTTTGTAGGTGCTTCAAACGTGCCTTCCGTAGTACGTGCAAAAGCACTTGTAGTAGCAGACTGTAGGATTGTTAGTGCAAAAGGACTAACAACACAATAGTTACCTGCGCCACGACGTGTACGCTGAGCAATCAAGTTAGCCGCTCTGTTGATCTGAACTGCCAATGCGGCATGCTCGTCACCAACGAAAGTTGCTGTACCTGAAACGGCTTGTTGGTTGTACGTTTGTACAGCCGTGCCACTCAATGAACGCAATGAAGCAATAACTTCCTGGTCAATCTCAGCAGTAATCTCTTGTGCAAGAGCTGCCATGATTTCAGCTTCGACATCAATGCCGTGCTGTGCTTGTGCATCCTGAGCTGATTCAAAAGTCCAACGAGCACTTAACTTACGTGTTTTCGCTTCAACTGTTTGCTTCAAGATCTGAATGCTAAGTTTGTTACCAGCAGTACCTTCTGCTAAACTTGTTCCTTTTGCTTTACCAGCATCGGAACCAGCTTCGTCACCTGAATAACCAACAGCAATTTTGAATGGGCTTAAAGCCTCTTCGCCACTTGTTGCATCATCAGCTGTATCACTGTAACGTACTCTTAATGTGTGGATTTGTCCCACAGGACCGGTCATCGGTTGTACACCAACTAGCTCATTTGCTATTACTGTTGGCATAACACGTCTGATAACTGGTAAAATAACTCTGTTAAGAGTTGCGACATTACCGGCAGTAGTCGAACCAGCGGCTGATGTTTCAGACAAATACTTGCGAGTATTTTCTAAAGTTGCTGACATTACAGATTTTTTAGTTCCTGAAAGGCCTTCCATCAATGCTGTTTTCGTCTCTTGCCAGCGACTTTCTAGTAATTCTGACATAATTATATCTCCTTAATTTAATCCAGCTAAACGACGAATATCGATGACATTCTCGTCTTGCTTTTGTCTACTAACGTTAGTTTCTTGTTTGTTGCCTGTTATTGCTTTGCCTTCTGTTAGGTTCGCCTTCTTCTTCGCTGGACTATTACCCTCAATAACTGTTGGTAAATACTTGTTAAACGCTGACTTTAATTTCAGTGTTTGAACAGATTCCAGTAAGTCTGTCATTATTTCACGCTGTGCTACACTTAACGGTGCAACCAATTCGTTCATAACTTTTGCTCGTTGTACTGACTCATTAATCATTTTAATTTCAACAGTCTTTGCTTCTGCAAGTACTGTAGTCTTATCAACGATAGTCTTCGCTTCTGATAGTTGACGATTTTTAGTATCGATAACTTTCATTAACTTTGCTGTTTCACTCTTCTCATTCAAGTAGCTTCCTGCATACTCGGATGCGAATGATTCAAACAGCTTACGACCGAAGTCATTCTGTCTTGCAATTTCAATATCTTCTTTAAGTGTAGTAATTTCTTTATTCAAGTTCTTACTTACTGTTTCAGATACTAATTTTGCACTCTTTTCAATAAAGTTAGCTTTAACTTTCTTGAAGTGTGTCTTAGCTTCACGTACTAAACGTACTTTCGTTTCAGCTAGGTCTTGTTTATCCTCGTAAAATTCGTGGATTTCTTTAGCAAGAGCGTCTACAATAAAACTTTCTAACTGTCCAAACTTGTTAGACATAGTTTTTTGTTCTTCGTGTAGTTCAGATACTTCTTTTCCTAACTGTTGCACTACAAAACCTTTTAATAGGTCTGCGTTTTCACGCATTGCTACACCGTATTTTGCTTTAGCTTCAGCTAGTTGTTTGCGGTCATCTGCAAACTCAGAAATTTCTGCTTGAAGTCGCTCACTAAGCATCGAATCAATGGACTCAACCATTTGACCCTTGTCATGCTCATATTTTTTAGCAAATTCTTCACGAAGTTCAGCAGTTACCTGCATCTTGTTCGCTTTAATTTTGCCTTCCCAAGCTTCTTCAATTTGCGCTCTGATATCTTCAGAAACGACATCGTTTTCAAAGAGTGTTTTCAGTGCATCTATCATACTATTCTCCTGTTTCATTGGAGTTTGCTAATAATATTTATTAGCGATTCCTTAAGATACTTTTGTGCCTTTGGGTCGTGTCTTGTTGCCTGTGCCAATTCATATGCCTGGTGCCCGCCTCGAGCATTCATTAAGTGTTCGTAAATTGCTGTCGGATATGCTCCTGGCGCACTTGGCTGTGCCACAACGTCCACTGTAATAATTTCAAAGTCCGATACATCACCGGAATCTGTAACTTCACCAGAGCCCCTAGATGAAACACCTAGTTTAACACCTGCTTCTAACATAGTTTTAACTAAAGTGCCCATCGGGGTTGGTAATATCTTCAATTTACCATAACCGTTATTATCTTCCATCCACATTTCTGTGATCATGTGCGATACACGGTCAAGGTTTATATTAAGGCCTTCTGGATGATCAACTTCGCCGAGAACACTATATCCCCCAGTAACTTGATCGTTAAGAGTTTTGACAGCCCTACCAATTTCATTAACGGGGTACACACGCTGGTTAGCGTTACGTACTCCGCCCTGTATGCAAATACCTTTCATAAAAAGATCTTTGCCTTCGTTAGCAGATTCTACGACGATGTTCGCCTGTTGGAATGTCAAGTTCTCACTAAGTAGTTTCATTCAAACTTCCTTATTTGCCAATGATCGATTTTTTATCACTAGCTGTTTCGCCTGCGCCTTTTTTCTCAGCACCGTGGCCTTTTGACATAGCTTTCATACCTGTTTTTCCGACTTTAGCACCCGGAACGTTTATGTTGCCCATGTTGTCCTCTTTAGGAGTTGGGTCAGCTAAGCCGCCTTTAGTTCCTTCAGAATTGGATTCGCCACCTTGGTTTAAATTACCTGATGTGCCGTCGCCCATTTTGTTAGCACTTGCTGTTGGGGATTTAGTGTTTGCACCGTTGTCGCCCATTGTAGCATTTACTTTTTCAACATATTCACGCATGGTTTCTGCTTCTGATTTATCAGCTTCTTCGACTTCTTCATCAGTTGCTTCGTCTACGTCAAGATCAAAACTCTCTTCTTCAGGAGCTTCTTCTTCGTCACCGTCGTCACCTTCGGCATCGTCTTCTTCGCCTTCTTCGTCATCATCGGAATCCATATCGGAACCCATTTCTGCATCAAAAGCCGCTTTTAACTTTTCAATTTCGTCTTGCAAGTCTGCAATGTCGTCTGCCATGTCGCCTTCTTCAGCATCATCAGCATCCATATCAGCATCAGCATCAGGCATTTCTAAGTCGCGCATCATGTCTGCTGATTGATCCATATCCATTGGATCTGCTTCTACTTCAAATTCATCTAGATCAAAGTTTTCTTCTAACTCTTCATCTGACTCTTCTACTTCTTCATCTGACTCTTCTACTTCTTCGTCACTAGATTCATCAACTTCTTCATCAGTTGCTTCATCTACTTCTTCGTCGGTTGTTTCGTCAACTTCAAGATCATCTTCTAAAAGATTCTCATAAATACTTCTGGATTTTTCTACAACTATTTCGTGAAATAGTGCTTCCGCTCCAGCGCGGTCTTCGTTAACTAATTTTTCGAGCATTTCCTCGAATTTATTACGTTCGCTCATTTTGTTCTCTCCTAAATGAAATATGTTTTACCTACGGTGAGGCTGTCTAATGTATTTACTCATTGTGTTAAATATGGGTGTATTATAGGCTCAAAATGGTTCATTTTGAAATACACGTAGATATGTTAAACGATTTTGCAAATTCTTCTACAGTAATGTGTGTCAAGTTACTAAAATTCTCAAATGGTTCTGGAATAAATGAATCCTTTTCTTCTAACACTCTTATATATCTCTTTTCCGGAGATTTCTGCATTACATTGCACGTTTGACGTAACCAATTGCCAAAATACGTTGCACCGTCCTCTGATCTTTTATAATTTTGTGTACTCGAGTATATGTTATTAACTCTTTTCTCTTCAGGACCAATACCTTTATAGTCAAAACCCAAAATATATATAGTTTCATGTGCATGCGATGCGGCTAAATGCATCGCAGTTGGTCCACTACTCCAACCTAAACTAGGTTCAAAGTAATTAAACCCTGTATACTGTTC